CGTAGTGTGAGACAATAGGCGCTGATGCTGATACCGGCACATTGTATTCATATAAAAACGAGTTTCTAGTTTGGTAATATGTTGAATACCCGTTAGAAAATCCTATAGCCTTAACTCCATATGTTGTCTGTGATAACACTTGAGTGGTGTATGATGGTGTTACTATAGAGCAATTACAACCAAAATTAATATTTTGAGTTAAAATATCATTATCTAATTTAGAATAATATGTAGGTAAATTTGAACTAAATCCACTGAACTGACTTGATGGCTGATAATTAAAGGATTCGAAATATAAATTAGAATTGGAATACGAATCATTATCAAAATTGTTTATTAAATCGTGTTTTACATTTTTGTAACCACCTACTATAGGTTGATTTAATTTATAATGACCTTCTATGACAACATTTCCATATGCGTTATATCCGAATATTTTACTCAAGTCATATGTTACCGGTTGTTTTGTTGAATACGGGTCAACACCTCTAACTAAAAATAAACAAACTTGATTTTCATAATCATTGAATCCTCTTAAAGGGTTAATATTGGTTATAGGTTCCGATTGATTGGGTGCGGCACCTTGCTCATAAATCAATAAAAACCACATTTCATTATCCAAATATCTTTTGTTTAAAGAATTTGTCATATTACCACATTGAGCTGAAAATGAATTATAAGTCATAGCTGTCACTACTTGATAATATTCAATATCAATTGGGTATTTGTGGTAATTTGTATCTGCCGAGTTTGGAGTTGGTATTGTATATGTAACGCTACTTTGATTCCCATCCGGTTTCGCAAAATTAATCGTTTTTGGATAGGAAGAGGTGTTTACTGCAGTTCCAGTTATAGCATTATTACCATATTGATTTGTGGTTGCACTCACAACATTTATATCTGAACTAATCGATGGGTCTTGAAATGTTAATATATCTCCCGCTCTAATGTTTTGAGCGCTATCGGGAGACAACATTAAGAAAACTATGTTGTCATAATGTGAGTCAATGCTTGGAATCATAGTTCCTCCAGTTAAAAAGCTAACTTTAATTTGATTAACCCCTCCTCCAGGGTTATTAATTGGGTCGTTATCGAAAAATTTAGCCTTAGTATTAAATAAATTTATCCTTTCCGACAAATTTATTGAACTTGTGAATATGTAGTCTCTAACTCCTGACGAACTGGTTGAGCTCTCAATAAATGGGACAAAAGTTTGACAAGTTGGAGTTTGTGCGGGCGGACTTAATATTGGTCTTCCAGCAATAATCTGACCTATCGTACTATATCTTATGGAAGTCCCAATTAAATCTAAAAAATAATTATTATTAAAAAATTGAGATATTGTCGACCCTAAATTATTTGATGTCGTTCCATTCCCTCCTGAACTAGAGCCTCCAGAACCTCCGGTCGGAGCATAACTCCCTATACTGGGAGCTCCGGGTAAGTTTGGTAAACCTGAACCTACGGATGAATCATATTCGTCTTGAATTCCATTTTCTTCTTGATTACAGTCGCAAAATTCACATTGGTCATATAGCATTATGGGTAAACTTAAAGGTTTTAATTCGGTTTCTTGTAGTTTTCTCCATAAAAAGAATAAACCTGTTGAAACGAGTAACCACAAAAACCCTTTTGAAAGTCCATTCCAAAAGGCGGGGAAATTTGGAGATACCGGTGTGGGCGGTACTCCGGCAAAAACTCCAATATTTAGAGCATTGATTGCGTCGGCAAAAAATAGTACGGAATTTGCCAAGCTAAGAAGAGCCAAAAATAACCCCAAATATTTTACTATTGTTAAAACCACATATAAAACATGAATGACGAAAATAAGCGGTATCAATATAATTTGAAATATACTAATAAAAAATAAAAATACTAAAAATATAATATCTCCTCTGTAAACCGCGTCATTTGTTGGAAACCTATTATTTTCGGTTTCACAATTTTCATCTAATATGTTTTTAATACTAACAAATCTATTTGGTAATGTACCTTGTCTATGTTTATCAATTAATTGTGAAACAGAATAAACTTTATTATATGCCATTTCATAGAATGAATCATCACAATTTATTCCTGATTGTGGGTCAACATAATCATCCCAACTAATACTAAATGCGTATGATTTTTGGAGTAATGTTTGATTAATAACATTATTACCACCTGAATCCCAACCAAATTCTCTAATATTTGGAACTAAAAAATAAGCTCTCTTTGTATCTTCACTTAATGTTGGGGATTGATTCCATTTTATTTTAAATCTATATTTTGCCTTTGTTGGTACTCCGATTTTAGGGTCGTTAGATAATACTTTTTCGCCAAATTCATTTGTGGTTACAAAGTCTAAATTCATCGGGATATCGACTAACCACGTACCGTTTTCATCAATAACCTGTCCTCCTGATTCTAAATCAAAAGACTCTAAAAAAGGTCTTCCTAATGTGTCTTGGAATATTGTTTGTCTTATTGATAATATTTCTCCAGGTCCCGCAATTAAGTTACATAACTCACCTTGTTTTAATTTTGGTTTACAATTTGATTTTAACGCCATTGTATCTACATCCGAAAATATAGAACCCATAAAAATTGCGGTTGGAGTTATTGTTATATTAGCCTCATCAGTTAAATCAAAGTCTGTTCTTGTTATACCTAAATTACATATTTCAGGTTGCCCCCACAACGGTTCTACTTGTATAATTCTATTAATAGAAATAATTTGTGGTAGTTCTGATAAATTTGTGGATGACCTAAACTTTGTTCCCGAAATTTGAGCTTCGGTGGCAACCCCCATTCTTATTAAATCTTGTGGTGATAATGAAAATTCTCCAATGTCGGATAAATCAATATCAACGTGTACTGTTTGTTGCCCTATAGGCACACCAAACATCATAAAATCACCACTATCGTTTGTTCTTGCCGTATATTTAAAGTATTTGTCAAAAACCTCAATTAATGATGGTTCTACTAAAACATCTTTTCTATCAAAAAATGTTCCAGTTGGTACGTGTTCACTATACGATTTAACATAAGGTAATAGATTATATCTATAACCATCTTCATTTATATCACTTAATGATTTATAGGGATATAATTCAGAAATTATCGGATTAGTTTCATCTTCTACCTCTAAGGGAATGAATATTGAAATCTTCGCATTTGGAATTCCATATCCATTATTTGCGGTGACTCTGCCAACAACCACTCCGTAATCAGAACATTGTCTATTGTATATTTGACTTTGTAATATTTTTAAAGATAGTATCTCTAAATATTCAAAATCTTGGTTTAATAAAACTCTGATTGATTTATCAACTCCAACCTGTGTTCTAATCCTAACTGAATTCGGCATTATATAAAAAATCTTTTTAGATAAATAGTTTATGGTCTATTTTCAAAAAGATAAGTTAAGTTTTTTTAAAATAAATTTATTAGGAGAAATTAGTGTTTCTTAGATTTTTAAGAGCAACAACAATATCTTTACTTGGAAATCTAACTTGATACATTTGGCTTGGTTCTGCAAATATTGTATCGTCAACTAATTCAATTTCTCTTGTTGCCGGAACCGCATATCTTTGGGATGTTTGTGATGAAGAGTATTGACCTCCCACTTTATTAAAGAACTTTATTTCTGATATTGTAATAACTCCGTTTTGACTTTGAATTAGTCTCCTTATTTCGGACACATTGACATTTTGACCCATTTCTCTATTTCCTGGTGCAAAGTAATTAGAAACAACATTAACTATTTGTGATATAACTGAACCTTGGTTTTGAGCACCGTCTAAAACAACACTAATATTAATACCTAAATCAATAACATTAGCGGTTTCTATTGAAATGTAGTCGTTTATCATTCGGTAGTTTGATAAATAATTAGCAACATTACTTTTTAACGTATTTGATATAGTTTCTGTCAAATTTCCAGTGTCATCATACGCTAACATCTTAATTTTTATTTTATTGTTTTCCTCAACAATACTTACTTTTGCCGGCGCTCCAAATTTAGAAGGCATAGTTCTTATTATTGATTCGTAATCATTAATAGTTACAGCTCTATCTTGGGCAGCAAAATTAAACGCCACCATATTTCTAACTTCTTCCATTGTTGGATTGTTAGCACCACCAATTGCCGCGGTTACGTTATTACACCTTAAAGAATTTATAACATTTGTGTTCATTGATTGTGAAGGTCCATTAACAAAAAATGATACCGTTCCTATTTGAGTAATAACATTTACACCTAAATTACTTCCTGTACCACCTCCAATTCGATATTGCACAAATAAAGTTGTATTTGCTTTTAAAGTACTACCTAACGCAAAATTATTAGAATATTTATAAAGGTCTAATTTAAGTCCGTTTCTCGCAAATTCTTTTAGTTGTTCATCAGCAGATTGTGAACCTCCTCCAAAGGTTAGTTTACAAAACCCTTCAGGTGTGAATTCACTGATAAATTTATTTTGTACTGTTAAATATTTTCCCACTTTTATTGCGGGGTTATCTGATACTTTAGTTGGGTCTTCTACAAAGACTCTGTCTTCTACTAAAGCTTTAACCTCATACCATCTATTATCCAATGATAAAAATTCTTGAGTTGTTGGTACGTTAGCGTATTGAGTTCCGTCTTTAAGTAATACACTTGTAATTCCTAACACGTTTCTTTCGGGTAAAAATAATTCAAAAAATGGTTTAATATCGTTAGGGGTTATAACTCTTTTAAAAACTTTAGTAACTCCATTAACAACAGTTTCTCTTTTAACTATGGTATAATTAATCAATTTATTATTGGCATCAAAATTAGGAATTTTTAGTCTATTAGTAACCCCCTCAACATTAACATCTGAACTAAAATCTATATCATAAACAGTTTCAAAAATTTGGCCAGCACCATTAACTTGTGCTCCCGTTCTTAAAATCCCACAATACCTTAAATCTTCTTTATCATTATCCGCCGGTACCGTAATTGAGAAATCAACTAAAGCAACTGAAGGTCTTTGTCCCGGAATTTTTAACCCGTAAGTTCTAGCAATATTATATATTGATGATTTTTGTTGTGCATATTGTAATACCGTCTCCTGTATACTTCTATCAATATTATATTGTAGGTTATCAGTTACCGCCGCGTTTAAATCTATTAAAACTGAAAAGATGGAGGCGTCATTAACGTTCTCAACTAAGTCAGGATAATAAGTTTTTGTAAAATTAATTAATTCAGTTCTTATTGATTGGAAATCCCTTGTTGTGTAAGATATTTTTTTATTTGCCATATTTTTTAAATATTAATAATTACAAAATCACTTGTATTAAAAGCAGTTTCAGTTAATATGTAATCAATCTTTATTTTTGCGGTATGTTCTTTTTGACTAATACCCGGTACAACAAATTCT